GTGATAGATGAGTATGTGTATTTCATAGTGATACCGCCGTATATCTATTATGGAATTTGCCACCCCATAGGGCGGCATGGCCCTTATTCACTGATCTCTGCATAGCGACGGTCATAAGCCTCATTGATCCGCGCCGTATCATCGTCTGGAAGGCTATTGATTGCCGGATCACTCATGATGTCATTCAGACGGTCTATATTTTGGGCAGCATCAATATGGGCTATATAGGAATCCACCAGACTTACCGCATCAGCGAAAATATCCTGCTGTGACAGCACTTCTTTGCTCTGTGCGTAGAGACTCAACAGCTCGTTATAATCTTCCACCGTCATTTTGGCCTTATGGTTTTTAATACTCTGAGCTGTTTCAGTCTCTAGCTGATGCACATCCTGAGTATCTGCAATCATTCGTTCCAGTCCTGCCCGGGTAGAAGTGCTCTTGATCTTGTCTACTGGTGCCTGTCCTTGCTGATAAACACTTTCCTCATCAAGACGCTGTTTGACGTAAGCCAATAAGTAATTTCTATCGACCTCAGTTAATTTGGTTTCTTTCTCGATCTGACTTTTTAAACCATTAATAGAGCTGGCCTGAACGGTACTGGTGAGTGTCTTCATATAGCTCTTTTTAATTTCAGCAAACTTGTTTACATCGACCTGAGCAGTTTCTGATGTTTTATTTTGCTGGATCAAGTTCTCTGCTTCTTGCTGTAGCCGTTTAAGATCTTCCACAGTCAACTCCGCATCTACAACTTCATTCTCTGTAGAATTCTGGACATTTTCAGTTTCAATGACTTTTGGCTGTTTACGTGCACGTGGTTTCTTTTCTTCCTGAACTGGCTGTTGCTTGGCTTGCTGCTCTACAGGTGCTTCTTTAACGACATTAGCCTTAAGGTCAGAGGTAGTCACCGGTGAGGTCTGCTGTACTGGTTCTGGCGTCACATCAATAATGGCGTCCTGTTCTTCTTCCTGAGTCCGGATACCCATTAACACTTCTGGTGCGTAGATCCGGCCAAAGAATGATGCAGCACGATAACGCAGCATCTGTTCAGGCATGGTTTGCCATTTAGAACCGTTCTTTTGATACCAGCCTTCTTTCACTGCCATTTCCATTGAGATTTCAGCAGATTCAAGGCGCTCACCTGTAGCTGTTTCAATGGCCCATGCTTTACAGGTGATATTGCGTAGCTTGACAGTATGGACTTTTTCTTCTGGCAGACTCTTGCGGGCGCGCTCATTCCACTTCCATTCCTTGGTGGTGTAGGTCACTTCCACTTCACCACGGTCTTCCATTTCAAAGCGCAGCGGTGAGTACTTGCCAGAGGTATTAATTGCCCCGATCACGAACTGTGATGACCAGGCTGGACGACCTTCGACAATATAAAGGTTCTGCATAATCATCAGCGGATCGGCACCCATGCGGTTTGCCATATTCAGGGCAATCACACAGTTTGCCAGACCATTCGGGTTAGGTTCACTACGGTACAGCCAGTTTCCATTCTGGTCTTTACCGTCTTTGATCTTTAGTGTATCGCGGTAAACTTCCGGTACCATGGTTGAGGCGGCAAGCATTTTGGCAATACGTTGTGCCAGTTCAAAACCTTCCAGTGAAGTCAAGCTGACTTCAACGGGTCTAGGTGCTGCTACAGCAGTCTGACGTGAGGTACGGATCTGTTCAGCAGTCATTACTTGAGAAGTCATTGTTTTAATCCTTATAAAAATTATTTGCGAAATTTGCAGGTGTGATAAACAGGGCAGTATTTGTCGTGACACATCATTGATTTTGAGTTGCCGTAAAATACGCCGTGCTTAATGAGTTTTGCTGCGTGGTGCAGTAGTCCAGGTTCTTCTTCAGTACCTAGAAGCACCTCTGCAGGTGAGTCGATTTCACCGATACCGACGTGCTGACCTTTATCTGTTTTTCCGGTAGTCAGGCCGTAGATACGGGCAGGGGCCAGCACCGGTTCTTGCAGTGCATGACTGGCCAATACGGTATAAATCCCCATTTGTGGTGTATGGCCTACGGTTTTGACTGTACCGTCTGAAGCCACAGCATTCTTGCCAGATTTAAGGTCACCAATACCCAGTTCACCCTCATTATTTTCATAGATGCGGTCAATGGTGCCTGTAAGCTCAATGCCCAGATCAGCAAGGATGAGAGATTCACAGCGCACTTCCACACCTATAAATTTTTGGGTTGGCGCAATATGAGTGATGTACTTTTGCATTAATGAATGACCAATTGCCTCAGCAGCATTCTGGTCCAGGTCAGACCAATCCACTTCTTCATTCGGCTGCCAGATCTGGTGATGCAGAATCTCCTCGCATTCTTCCAGGGTGACGTCTTCTCCGATCAGGTTCAGATAGTCCCACTGGGTTACTGCTTCATGAACTGCTGTACCTAAGCGTGTGCGTGCACCGGCTGGAGTGCGTTTGTTTAAAAGATTTTTGGCTTCCCAGCGTGCCGGACAGTCAAACAGGTCGGACAGGGAGCTGGCCCGGATTGGAATAATTTTTTCTGGATTTACGGCTGCATTCATTAGCGAGCCTCCACAACCTGAACCAGTTGAGGCTCTTGAGAGAACTTCGCGTTATAGGCATGGGCTTGGACTGTCTGAGTTTCAGCTTCATTTGCACAGCTACGCAGCATACACACCAGTGCAAAGACTGAACTGGCAATGAGTAAAATGGCGCAGATGTTAGAGAAGACCGAACCGGGCTTGCTTTGCATTTCTTCAGCCGTTGGTTCTTGAAAAAGAATCTGGGTGGTTTGACTCTTTGGGTGATGTTGTTTCATAATTCACTTACTCACAGGTTAGGTGTGGGTCTGGCTCCAGGTAGTTCAAGCTACGCTGGAGCTTTTTGTTGTCTTAATAGCTTTAATTTAGTATTTACTAAATAATTAGTCAATAGTATTTACTAATTTTATTTAGTATAAAATTAGTATTTGCTGAATTTCATACTTTAATAGACAAAAGAAAACCCACCGCTGGGGTGGGTTTCTTTAAAGTATAAATCTTATTTTTTATGTTCAGTAATACTGATAGGCTGATCTTTTACGAATTCTACAATGCCCTCACCAGCTTTAAAGTGTATTGATACGCCTTGATTATTTGCTAAGCGCACTCCACTTCCTGAGACAGCGCGTTGAAGACGATACACTTTACCAGAATTATCGGTCATTACCGCTGTTTCAAAGTTATCTGAAGACTTTAGAAAGATTAACAAACCATTCGGTCCAGTAAACTCAATAATCTGAGCATTAGATGAAACATCATTTTTAACTTTTTCTTGCAAAACTTCAGTATTTGGATTTGAAGTACAGCCAGTCATTGTCAGACCTATTAAAGCTGCACCTAATAACGTATTTTTCATTTTCTTGACCTTCTTATACAGGATGATAGGGAGGTATTTATATTAATTGTTATAATATAACATTTAAATAGTATATTACATATCAATGACATAAAAAAAGAAAACCCACACGGGGTGGGTTGTTTGGAGTTTTTTAATTGATTGGTATTACAAAAAAAGTAAAGTTAAGGGCAATTGATAAGAATTCATCAATTACAGATGACTCAAACATGTATTTTTCCAACCGATCTAAGAGTCACTCGGGTAGCGGCTTTCTTATTTAGTAATATCTGATGTAGTGAGAGCAGGTCTTTGTAATACATTTAATAGTTTATTTGCATCAGGAGCAATAATCGATCCACTTGTTACTTTAGTATTTAGATATTTAGGAAACTTATCCATTAAGTAAACTTCATATAACCATTTTCGGAAGATGCCTAATGCATCAGCTGGATATATCCAAGCCTCATATTCACCACCTGAAGACTGTCTAAAGGTATCTGGATAAACATGTGGGAATTTACATCTTGGGCCATACTTGTCATCAAATTTGTTTTGAGTCCAATATCGTGACCATATTTGCCCAACACTGATATCTGGCACTGTAGTGTCATCTATCTTGCAACCTCCGCGTATCATGTTAAGAATTACAGTCTAGAGCTCCTTAAAAATTGAAAAATAGTTTATAGGAATATTGTCATTTAATAATAATCTTTCATGAAAAGCCTGCCATGAGCCATCAACTTTTCGGTTTGGATCATAGTTGCATTTTGTATAAACATAAATTTTGAATGAAGAAATAGCTAATACTCGATAGTTTGTTCTCGCTATTTCCTTATTTGGTAGATCTGCATCAATAGCATAGTATTCAAGTAAAGCCATACAAACTGCATCGGGTATGGCAAGAAAATCACGATGACCATTAGAAGCGTTAATGTAAAGATTTTTGTTGGAGTAGTTTTGAGCCCTAAGTAGATTTTGCTATATCCTTGCGAAATACTTTACCCCCCACAACCCCCACGTCCAATCTAAGCCGCATATAGCGGCCTCTAAACTTCTTCCTGTCCTGATATTTCTATTCTTGAAATAAGATCAATAGGTAATGCAAAACTCTCACCCGTAATGGTTTTAAAATTAATCCAGATGGCGCTAGATTCATTTTCGAAATTGATGCTGACCAACTTTACAAGATTAAAAGGCTTGGCATTGTTGGGTAAAACAATATTGTAGAGATGGTTTTCACGTACGTAAGAGATAAGTATTTGGTGAATAGCCATCTGCTCACCACTGCTTAATTCTCTGTACTTGCACAATTCGGGTAGGTTATATTTTTTATTCACTTATTATTATCCTATGTTAAATAGGCCGCATATAGCGGTCTTAATTCTTAGCTCTTTCTCACTCTAGGTTTTGCGTGATAGACATATCTTACGCAATCGACCACTTGCCCCACAAAGTGGCACTCTTCATCAAACTCAATAATATTTGGCTTAAAATCTGGATTCAATGCTTGAAGGTATCTTTTGCCGTTTGTCTCAATAACCAGTTTTTTAAACGTAGCATCTTCACCACGACGCACCACAATAATATCTCCTGATTGCATATCTCCATAATAGGCATCAGGGTTTACAACAATGTAGTCGCCTTCAATAAAATCAGGAAAATTACTTATTCCTTGCACTTGAAGAAAAAAGCAATTTGAGCACTCATCTTCTGGTAATGGCAGCCATTGAGAGACTTCACTCATATCGACAGCGGCCACGTTAGTAAAACTACCTACTTGTACCCAAGATAAGACGGGAGCCATGCGCGCTCTAACTCGAGGCACATTAGCAAAGCTCTCTTCACCGAATATATTTTTGGTTGGTTCCTGATCTAGTAATCCAGACTCCCAGCCGACTTTCTTTTCCAGATTACGTGCTGCACGCTCGCCAAAACTCCCATGACCTTTTACAAGCTGAGATATGTGGCTAGGGTTCAAATCGTAATGCTCACAGAAAGCAGCATCTGAAGAAAACCCTTCTGATTTATTTTTGGCATCTATTGCCCGGCGTAAATTAGCGCGTCTTAAAGAAACAATATCCATACCAGTATTTCATCTATTTTTTAGTAAAAAGTAAATTCGTAAACACTAAATCTATATTGACTTATTTAGTAATAAAAATTAGTATTTACTAAATATTACTAATGGGAGATCTAGAAATGTCTTCTGCCAATACAACTGAATTAAAAGCCTTCTTAGCCAACCTTTCTTTAGATGATCGAAAAGACTTCGCAAAACGCTGCCAAACCTCACTGGGGTACTTAAACCAGATCATGTATGGCAACAGTAAATGCAGCGCCTCTCTCGCAATCAAAATCGATAAAGAGAGTGATGGTGCAGTTAGTTGTGACCTGCTTTGTCCAGAGGCAGATTTTAATTACGTCCGTAACCAAGCATTAATCGCTTAAAACAATTATCAACAACTTAATATCTTTAATAAACGTGAATAAAAACAAGGATTCACATATGGAATTTAGTAAAGAAGCACAAGCTGCTCTGTATAAGATGATTCGTCATACACCAGGTATTGATGCAAAACAGATTGCTGAAGTATTAGGTGACTCTCATAAAACCGTTCTGAATTACGGCAATCCAAATATGGACTATTTGCCGAGCCTTAAAAAATTTGAAGCTTTATTAGACTTCACCAAAAACCCGGCAGTACTTCAGGTTTGGGCGCACAGCTTGAACCTGGCCTTAGTTCCGGCGGGCTGTGATGGAGATAAGCATCGGGAGCTTTCTATTTTTGAAGCCATGATGCAGCACAACATTTGTAGCGGCCAGGTTAATCAGAAGGTATATGAAGCTTATGAAGATGGAGTAGTGACACCTGATGAATATCAGGAGATTCACGAAATTGCTCAAAGAATGATTGATTTCATCACTGCTGTTGATCAAGCAGCTTTCAAGCAGATGCAGAAATATACCACCAACCTTAAAAGTGAAAAAGCCTGACGTTCGAGGTCAGGCTTTTTCTGTTCAAACAGGCTGGAATGAACATAGATAAAGTTATCAAACCAATTTTTTAGATACAAGTTAATTTTTATTAATTCAAAAAAACCGCCCGAGTGAGCGCAAGGGCGGTAGTAATTCAGTTTAGTTAGGAAGTCTAAATGAATCAATTAAATGTAGCAGAACAAGTTGTTGATAGCAAATACGTTTTTATAGAACAAAAAGGAATTTTCATTACAGGTGACGTAGTGGTGTTTGCAAGCCGCATTGCGATGGAAGGGCTACAAACCGTCAAAGCCCAACAGAGCAGCCATTACTACCGGCTGGAAGGTGAGCAGATTGTGCATGAGCAGGATATACGCCCGGCCACACTCGCTGAACTCAAAGCCAAATGCCGCTTGGCTGAACCGGTAGCACTGTTTGTTACGGAGGCTCCATGAACCATCAGTTTGATGCACTGCCTGAATATAAGCAGCTCCAGCAGATGCAGTCCTTCTACGAGCCGGCGCTACGCATATTAAACGAGCTGATCGAGCGCAACAAAGCCAACCTGCGTAAACGCGGCTATAACGAGGCCAATGCTGCACTGGCCCGGGACGAGTTCGAGGCGCAGATGTCCCGCCGTTTCAGAATCACGATGTACCTGTCGGCCCAGATCGAAAGCAGTCTGATGAGTGCCGGCAAAGTTAAATATTTCGGTGGATATATCCAGCCTGCTGATGCGGCTGGCCACCCTGAGGAAAAGGTGAAGCCATGAGCTTAGATGCAACCAACTGGGCCTGGAGAGTCGGACTGACCGAGAAGAAAGGCGGTAGTCGCATACCGCTGAAACGGCTCATCCTGCTCTCGCTGGCAGACCGTGCCGGTGAAGACCATTGCTGTTACCCCAGCATGCAGCGTCTTGAAAAAGACACCGGTCTTGAACGCAAGACTGTACTCAAGATTATTGCCGAGCTGCTAGAAGACCGGCTGATTGTCGATACCGGTGAGCGCAAGGGCAGTACCAGACGGGTAAAAGTCTACCGGTTAAATGGGGTCAATGGACGCGAAACCATGCCAAAAACGGCACCATTACAGGAAAAAAATTTATCTGAAATAGTACCGGAAACGGAACAGTCCCAAAAACGGAATCATTCCGTTAACGGCATGTTGAATAGTGCCAATAACGGGACTTTGAATAGTGCCGTTAACGGGACACAGAATCTCCCAATGAATCTTTCAGAAGAATCTAAAAATAAAAAAGACAGGCTTTGCTTTAAAAAACTTCGTGAAGAAATTTTTCTGGCCGATGACAGCATCAATTTTGACACCCTCATGAACTCGAAGTGGTCTGAGCGGGAAAAGCGGGCCTTTGAAACCTACAACGTGGGCAAGAACATGAGCTGTGATCTGATGATCTATCACTTTGCTGACTGGCTGATTAACGCCTACCGAACCAAGTATTCAAATCCGCAGCAAGCTGCATCTGTTAAACCGGCAGGCACGGGAAGTCAGTCGAATCGGCTTTCTGAAAAACAGATCCACACCTTTGCCCAGAAGCTCTCACAGCATCCCGAATTCTCAGGGCGTTTTAGCGAACCGGGTGAGTCATACGAAAAACTGGCCGCACGCATCGCCGTGAAACTGGCTGATCCGGTACAGGCAAAGAAATGGGAGCCTTACCTGAAACAGGTGGGATTCAATGGTTCACTGGCAGTAGGCGCGTAATGACCAGTATGTCTCTGGCTGAATACCACAAGCTCTATGGCACTAAAAAACGTGCCAAAGCCAAGCGGCAGAGCAAGGTGAAAGGGGAGAAGGTTGTAAGTGAGGGAGAGGCAAAGCTGGCCAGCGATCTTAAAGCGCTCAAGATTGGCTTCGTACAGGAGTTTTACTTTCACCCTGAACGACAATGGCGAGCAGACTTTCATATTTTAGAAACAAAGATTTTAGTTGAGGTGGAAGGCGGGATCTGGACAGGTGGCAGGCACACACGGGGCAAAGGGTTTATTCACGATATGGAAAAATACAACGCGGCCACAGTGCTGGGTTATCAGGTATTACGGTTTAGTACAGAGCAAGTGAAAAGTGGTTTGGCGGTTCGGCAGATTGAAAGGTTATTAGGGGGCTTTAAGTGATGAATGCAGCAGTAACAATTATGCAAACAACGGATTGGACACGTTTTAGTACTGAGGACTGGTTCCGTCAATTTGGTGCCTGGATGAATGGCAATACTGAAGTCAAGCGTCTGGTCTACAAATCATTGCCCACGCGTAAGTTGAACCAGAAACAACGTGAGCAGCTCATTGCAAAATATATGAATGATGAAAGTTTTAGAGAACCAGTTGTACGCCGTGGAGTGACCTGTCAAATAACCGACAATGAGGCAAGAGCATTTCAACGGATTATTTTAGATATACGGCAGATTGAGAGTGAACCGTTACAAGAGTGGATGGGGGTGATATGGGAGGTTTATATTGAA